TAAACTCTAGGATGTTTTTGAAAGTGTCGATTTTGATGGCTTTCTTGCCGATTTCCGACAGTTTAGTCTCGCCGTAGTCGTCGATGTCGAACAAGTAATTCTGCCCTGCGTTTCTGCCGATGTTCATCATGTACTCGTCTCTAATGTCGTTGTACGTAGTTTTGATGTAGTTGGTTCTTTCTTTGATGTGCATGTGGATTTCTTTAGTTTTCCTCGTGCGCTTAATCATCTGGATAGAACTAATGACGTCGGTACTCTGGGAGCTGTCGTAGTGAAAGTGGTACGGGACGTTATTGAGGTTAGAAACACCAACTGTCAAAGTTGGCGAGAATATCAGAACGTCCCACTTGTCATGTTCTGATTCTTCAAACAGCCCATAAATCAGTTCCTTGGTGCTGTCAGGCGTGTCCGCAGTCAGAGTGACAACCTTTTTGCCTCGTTTCGTTAATAACGCTTGCAGCGAGTGGATGAAACTCAGTGACGTACCACTAACCGTGACTTTGTGTTTATCAGCGTGGTAAACGAGAGAACTGACAAAGTAATTATAATCGTCATACGAATACAACGTTGTCGGGTCACGGTAAATGTTGTCCAACAAGTGAATGTTAGATTCTTTGTCTTGTAGTAAAAAATTCTCAAACCCGGTTAAGAACGCGTCAGCCAAAACAATTTTCTTCTTAAAACAGGCGAAGAACTTAGCTATATTGACACTTGAGTGGTTCAAGTTACTCCTAGCGTGGCCCATAAGTGAGATGAACTCGTCCATTACTACAACGTCGAAATACTTAACGTTGTACTTCCAAAGTGAGTCGAACTGACAAATCAGAGAATCGTTCATCTCGTACTTGTCGACGTTGTAGACTTTGATGTTGTATTTCTTACCGAAATCTTTCGCTACTGAAATACGGTTTGTGATGATGAGGACTCTGAGGTCTTGCTCGTGGCACTCCTCTATAATTTCACTGATGACCGTAGACTTGCCAGTTCCCATAGGAGACCTTATACTGAAAAGACCATCTGGTTTGTCGATAAACGAAGCTACAGCCGCTTCAACTTCCGGGGTCACTTCCAGGTATTTCTCGTTGACTGTGATAACGTTGGTTTCGGTGTTAAATTCTAAGAACTCGTTGTCATAGTCGATGTTTTTTTGCATCAGCTCTCTGGCTAGTGGAAGTTTCCTAACGCTCTCGAATATGTTGATAGTTTTGGTGCTGTTTCCGTGGTGCATCGTGTAAGGTGACGAGTCGAACCAGAAATACCCACCAGGAGACTTGACTTCTTCAGGGTGTTTGAAAGAGATGGACCCGTTCTCGTTATTTTTAGTAGCTGAGAACCCCATCGTCTGGAACACTTTCAGACAAAGTTTTTCCATAGAATCAGCTTCAATGGACTTAAGACTTTCAATTCCAGACACGTCCATGTCGAACCCGGTGTCAGAATTTTGGTATTCTTTTTTTATTTCGTTGATTTTTTCTATTGCTTCTTGTTTGACGAACTTGAACCGGAACCCTCCCTCATTATTGAGGAAGATGTTGCTTTTCTTAATTGGCGCGTTCAGAGAAGCTTTCCTAACTACTGACTCGTCAATAACTGCGAATTTTTTGAGGTCATGATGTATTTTCGAAAGGGCTAACTTAGCATCTGCAATATCGATGTTCTCGGTGAACAGCAACCCCTTCATGTTAAAATTAGAAATGCCGTTGTAAGACTTTGACTCTCCAAGAATGCACTTGTAATCCTTGAAATATTTCAGGATTGCTTTCTTAGACTCTTCAGATTTGACTTCGTCGATGTCGATAACAAAATAAGTAATACTAGAATCGTAAAACGGTTCTAGGTTAACCTTTCGTCGGTAAGTCCTAATAGGGTCTTTCATCTTGCCCAACGGAATGTTCAGTATGAAATTTGAGACCATAATTTTGAACATGTCAAGGTTCGTTTCGACGGCATAGTTCTCAAAGATGAAAGTCTTGTCCCCGAAAGGCGAAAGTGGTAATTTTATAGTGCTAGACTGGTTAGCGTGGAATACTGTTATAATTTCTTTAGACATTTAATGATTATATCACTAATTTACTTAAGGGATTCTAAGATTGTTTTGATTAATTCCCGCTTGTTTTCATAGCGAAATCTAAGTTTCTTGATAACATGCCGCGCTGGTACTTGCTAAGTTTGATGTTGACGTTATAACAAGTTGAATCGTTAGTAGTGTCTTCACTCACAACAACCACTCGGTTTTTCTGTCGCCCAAAGGCGAACTTGAAAATGTCATCTTTCTCAGTGAGGTCAAAACATGAAATCTCGATTTCCACCGCGTCAATAGCGGAAGTGCCGATGAAGTCAAACGACGCGTTAGGGAAAGTTTCCTCGAGTTTACTCAGGTTAGTCCCTAAGTAATCGTCGATGACCGGAGCAGATTCAGCAGCGCTGAATTCGTTCATGAACTCACCGAACCAAAACCCTAAATCGTTGTACTTCTTCTTAGCCGTTGAAACGGTTGACACGGTTGACTCATGAAACAATCGAAAATTTTCCACGTTAGACCCTTAACTCGCTGTTATTTGATTTTTGCTTCAGGTAATTCTTTCACTAGTTGTTCGGCAGTTACTGCGTTAATCTCAAAACGTTTTGACAACCCACCAGAATCACCACCCATTCTCAAGTAACCCTCGAAACCGTACAACGTGAACTTGGCCCCGTCATTTAACTCGATAGTTAGTACGTCAGAATATTCTGCGTCGTCAGAAGTCATAGAATCCACAATCTGCTTGATAGACGAGTACTGAGGGTTTTTCTTAAGCGCTTTGACGATTTTCTTAGATTCGTCTCGGTCGAATCGCTTGACTAAAGAACTTCCCACATCTTTGAAATTCTTGAAAATCTTTGCTTCGCCTAAAAATTCTTTAAAACTCATACTGCCTCCAGTTTGTACTTCGTATTTATCACTACGAAGAACCCAAAATCAGAATTTTTCAACCCATGTATTTTAGGGAATACTTTGTTCCATGCCTTGGTCAAAATCTCAGCGTTGAAATTTTGCGCAATCTCAATTTGAAAATTCCTAACTTCTGTTTGGGCCATTGTATCATACAATTCACTAAACATCCCCGCGTGGATGTCACTAGGCTCTTCAGCGTAAATTCCGTAATCTGTGACCAAGTAAAACATCGCTTCAGCGTCAGCTTTCCACAACTCCTTGAATAATTCTTGAACTTTGCGACTCCCCAACTTAGAAGCGTAATCGTGAGATTCCATGAAGTCCTTAGGATTCACCGTGACAGATTTCAAGTATTTCCCGTAACCCTCGGCAGTTTTCAAATCACCGAAGTACATTCCTACTCCCTCTTGCACGTTGCCAGTGTCAGTCATGAAATACTTAGGGTCTAATTTGTTGAAATTCGCGTTGGACCCATGATAAACTTTAACGCCTGATTTTGACTCTAGGAAAAATTCTTTAAATTTCACGTTATTACGTCAATCCTTGAGTTTGAAATTTCTTTAATGTTGCCAGTGTGGAACGTCCAGTCGTCGCCGTCAGCATCCTTAACGTGGTAACTGTTGCCGTAAGTTGGGTTATCCACGACCTTAGTAATTTTACCCACTAAATGCCCGTGTTCGAAAACTTTCGTTCCCTTACGGACTTTATTAGTCTCAGTTAAAAACTCTCTAAATCCAATCATTCTTCGGTTACCGTGCCTTGTAATTTATTTTGTAGTTCTTCGAGCGAGAGTTTTGAAGTGAACTTGACCATGACAGAAATAGTTCCGCCACCATCGTAATCCCAAAATGTCACTTTTCCGAGCTTGCCGATTCTAGACTTCACTTCCCTATCATCCGGTGTGGAACTGATACGATATGACAACATAAAGTTGGCTGTCTTCTCGTTTAAAAATTCGCTGAATTTCATTTGAACACGTCCTGATTTATAGGTTTGCCGCTACCCTTCAAATCAATCAATATGAAGTCTTCGAACCCATTACCTTTAGTAGGATTTCCTTCAATTGTCGCACTACCGCGTTTACCACGGTCATCTTCGAAAGTCAGACGGTATTGTTTAGTGCCTGGATATTTCCCTTTCCCAATCTTATCAACGTAGATGATTTCTACTGAGTTTTTCAATAATTCATTTAATTTGAAACTAACATCGCCATAATTCGAATCGTCGAGTGGCCCTGTTGTTGAGTCGTATTCCGCTGGTGGACCTTTGAGTTTTCGTAGGTTGACTTCGTTTAAAAATTCACTGAAACGCATTTTCTTTCTCCTAAATGTACTTGTTCAACTCGGTTTCGAGTTTCTTCTTATTGAGACCAGGGTTGTCATCCAACACTTTCTTAAGTGCTTTCTGGTAACTTAAATCTTTGTCCATCAACTGCAAAACCGCTGATGCTTCTTTCGATTTCGATTTCTCAGTTAAAAATTCTCTGAAATTCATTTTGTTTCTCCGTATTTTGTTTGTGTTTAACCTACTAATGAACTATGAACAATGATTTGTTTTTTAATTTTATGGTGAAGTCCTTTAACAACTTCTCAATGTCATCGTCGTCGTACTTCTTAGCGAAATCGATTTGGGTACCGAAAGAAGTAGGAGTGATTAATCTGATTTTGAAACCAGCTGCTCGTAATATTTCTTCAGGTTTTTTCGCTTCCGAAATAAGACGGGGTGATGACTGAATCTCAGCCCCCACTCCTTCAACATCTTGAGAACCTTCAGAACTTTCGTTAATATCATTAGGACCTTTTAAAAGTAAACTCGAAAATCTCATAATTAAGCAATATCGAACTTGAACAACATAGGGTCGTTAATAGCATCGTGCAACGGTGACGCAGTAATAGCGTACCTGTTGTAAAGGTGGTAAGTAACACTCGCGTCCAAAGGATTAACCGACTCGATAACTGATGATGTGTAAGGTGAGAAAACAGCACCTGATTTACCAGTGTCTGTCATGTCGCTTAGACCAACAAACGCGGTCACTGACGCTGGGTCAGGGTTTATGTAATACTTGGTCATGCCAATTTGAGTGATAAACAAACCGCGTTCTGAAGTAATACCAGCCCCGATGTACTGTTTCAATGACATGATACCAGCTAACGCTTTGTATGGAACTACAGCATACGCTTCGTAAGTACGTCTAGTGTTAGTGTTAGCTTCCAGCACTAACTCCTGAACTTTTTGTGAAACTTCAAACAACGTCGTTTCGGCGTTACCAGCGTCGGTTAAAATAATATTAGGGCTAGCAACTGATTGTGCTGTTAAAAACGCTAAAGTGTCAACGTTTTCTGCGTCGTTAGCCAATCCGCGTAGTAACTTCCCAATGATTTGAGTGGAGTCTTCACCGTATTGTGATTGAATATCTTGGATAGCTTCTTGTGTGATGCCAGTGTGGATAGCCGTTGAATTTCCAACTACGACTTCAGCACGAACCAATTCAAAATCAGTGGTCCCTGCTTTCTTACGGATGTTGAAGATAGCACCGGTCGGGCCGTGCAATTTCAAAGTTGGGAATATTTGGCGAGCTAACGACGGCAGCGTTGTTTGTTGGAACATGCCGTCTAACGTTAAGTTCTCATCGGAAGTAGCTACTTCAGGTGCAGCTGGGGTCGCAAGATTCTCAACTAGCTGACCATGTAGCGCTTCATTTGTATTTTGATTTTCCATGTAATTTCCTCGGCTTCTATAAACTGTTAAACTGTATTTGTTTATTTATAAAAGTCCGAGCGTCATTAGGAATTGTTTATCAGATAGACTCTAAGGGTCGTATCTACAATATGTTTGGAAGTCACACCAATCACATAGTCGTTGAGGGGTCTTTTTGAACTCTTCATCGTTTTCTGCGTTTGTGATAGCAGTCAACAATTCAATTTTGTACTTGTCTAGGTATTGTCGTTCTAACACGAGCGAGTTTTCCATGTTAGGATGCTCGACATACACGTAAGATATTTTTATCTCGTCAACTTTTGGGTACTTAGTGAAAAAGTAAATGGCATAGTACATGAGCTGGTCATAAGACTGCCACTTCTGCTCTTTAGCTTTTCCACTTTTCCAGTCTATAATGTGCAAAACACCGTCGATGACGCAAACGTAATCTATCGAACCCCTGAAAATAGCTTTCTTGTCACCGTATTTTGTAGGTGTCAAATCTTTCAAGATTCCGAAGCTGTGTTCTCGTGTGCTTGTTTGGTTCAGGTATTTAGCTCCTAACTTTGTCAGGGCAAAAGCGTCAACTATGTGTTGGTACTTCGGCGCTAGTTTGTGAGAGCTAGGTTCCGGAAAGTGTTCCAGGATATGGTGGACGGCGCCACCTTTCAGCAGCGCCGTCATATCACTCTTCTTAGTAGATAACTTCATGATGTACCGGTACTTGAATTTCCGGTTACACTGTTTGTGCATATCTAACTTACTGAAAGAGTAAGGAGCATGTTTCACTCTGCGATTAACTCACCAATCTTGTCGTCAATTTCAGTGCTAGCTTCTAACCATTCACGAACAGCGTCAATTTCAAACTGGTCAGCCGGTGACATTTTCTTCTGTGCTTTGATTTGGTTAATAGCCTTAACTACGACGCCAACAGCAACGCCTTCTTCTTTGAACTCGGTTTTCAACAACTTGATGTTCTCGTCAATGTCTTTCTTTTCTTGTAACAAATTAACGAAACGCTTCGCGAACGTTTCTGTGTTTTCTCTTGCTTCTTCAGTGCTTCTAATTTCCATTTTTTAACTCCAACGTTTCTAGAACGTATTCTTTGTATTTGTCGTACTCTTCCTCACTTGAACAATTCACATACGTAAATTCTGCCGACAATATGGGCTCTTTACCCTTAGTCATTTCGACGTTGTGGTTAAAGTTGAAAATGACGCGCTTTCTGTCATCTATGAATTTAATAGATGAAACAGCTTCTTTATTAACGTAACCGCCTCCAAGTATGTTGATGAAATTATCGGTGAAATACGGAATACCAAATAACCTGGATAATTTCTCATTCATCTCTTCTAGTGATGTTGAATCACAATAAGCGTAGTCGCTCACCTCTTTAGTTATCCCGTCACCGAGGTTAATTTCAACACTGTAATTCAGATTGAAAACAACACGGTTCCTGCGTTTGACCAAGTTAATATTACTCACGTTTCGCAAGTTAATATAACGGTCATTTGTTTTTACAAACATCCTTCTCTCCTATAACTTTGATTTTATCCTAACTTCTGCCGATATACCACTAAACAAGTTCCTCTTAATGAGTTCAGGAATATAAATATCCGTCTCACATTTCACTGCGTTCATGTCTTTCTGTGTTAAACGGTCAGGTTGAATGTAAACTTTGAATCCCTTTTTGGCCATCAACATACTATTTATTAACCCGGTCCTGTCATTATCATAGACAAAAATAGGTTCATTCAACTCTTTAATTCTATCATCAGGAATCTTAGCGCCGATAGCCGCGATAATATTTGTCTCGCCGGACGATATGGCGTCAAAAATCCCTTCAAAAATGTAAACTGGTTCGTCTTTGTTGATGTTGAACCAGTTCCACAACTTGTACCCAATGTTAGCGTCGTTCATGTAAGTTATGAAATTCTTCTCGTGGATTGAACGAGAGTAAAACCCATACATCACATCTCTATAATAAAGCGGGACGATAATAGCACCCGTCAACTTATAAAGAACGTCGCCAATTTGTAAATCTTGATGACCGTAATACCACTGGCCAAACTTCGATTCATTGTATTGTACGCTGCGGTTGCTTAAATACTCAATCGTTTCATCGGTCATCGGACTAAAAAACGGTGACAAATCCTGTACTAAAACCTCTGGAGGTTCTTCAACTGGTTCTTCAACTGGTTCTTCAACTGGTTCTTCAACCGCGTCAGGTTCATCCCAATCATCTTTACTCTTGAACTGACCAAACACGTCACCGCCATTAGCGAGTTGTGTCATGGTTTCGCCGAAAGTGTCTTTCCGGTACTTAGGAAACAGCGCCGGGTAAAAATCTCTCAAGAACGAGTAGACTGTCTTGTTACTAACTGCGCAGTCTCCGTTGAAGCAGTTAATTCCTTCATAACCACTTTTATAGTACATGTGGAGACGAGTACTTCTATCGTTTTTTTTCGAATCACCGCAAATTGGGCACCTAACCGCAATATCTACATCTGTCTCTTTTGATATATACGCACCGTTAATTGCCATTTTGAAGTATTTTCTCCCGATACGGCTAATCGACATATTTTACTTTCCAACCTTCGTATCTCATATATTGCTTCCTCTTTTCTTAGCTGTACATCGAATGTTTTTCTACGTCATTGTCACATAAAACATCTTCGGCTACCAAGACAAGTCGTCGAGTGTCAAAGAGCGGTTGATTTTGATATAGGAAGGCAGCTCAGCTAAAATCTTGTTGAGGTTGTTCGCTTTCAAATACTCAGCCAAAGCTACGTCGTTATACTCAGAAGGGGCAGTTTTGTAACTCAGAATAATCTCGTTCCAAATGTTAACCGGGATTCCCTCTTCCATCACTAGGGTGAAATTACGGTCGTAGTGTTTCTTGTACAACGGGTGTGAATCTAGCCACTTCTCAAGCGTGCCAAATTCTGCAATTTGCTTCTTGAGCGCCGCCGGACCAAAACGCATGTCCTTGTAAATATCAAGCACTCCAGTACTCTCACCTTTACGGTTAGTCTTGTAGGTGTTGAAAGAAGTGAGAACTTTTACCTTATCTACTTCTGAACACTCAGCAGTTTTGAAATCCATAGGTGTTTCAACGTCGATGAACCCGTTAGTAATCAAGTGCTCTTTGAAATTATCTGAGAACTCGGTGCCATCGACAACTTTTGGCACGTTATCAGAAACGTCGCCGAGCACGACATGCTCTTGAATCCACTGTTCCATGCCTTCGTGTTTGTTCTCAGGGACAATCCACTTCTTCGTCATCCCAGAGTATTGGAACACGTTATCAGTCCCTCTCTGGGCTTGAATCATGTCTTTGTCAGGACTGTAAATGAGAATCTTCTCATGAGGGCTGAATTCTTTAGCAAGGACCAAAATAATGTCATCCGCCTCTGCTCTAGGAACCTCGACAACTTTCCAAGGGAAGTTCAACTTCAACTGCGAAATTAAATCATCAATCTGCTCGAAAACTTCAGTGAAATTAACCTCAGACTTTGATTTTAACAATTTACGGTTGTTCTTATAGCTTTTGAAAACGTCGTTTCGCCAGTACCCATCTACCGATTTATCTAACGTGATTACCATGTCCCCGAACGCTTTCTCGTGCTCTTGTTTCACAACCAGGAGTTCTTTAATAATGTAATCTTTGGTCAAATCGATGAACGCTGAAGTGACGTACTTACCATCAGCTTTTGGCGGCTTAACTTCTTTAATAGCAGAATGAACCATTCTGTGTATGGTTGAACTAAAATCGACGAGTATCACTCATCACCTCCTTATTTTAAAAAGAAAAGGGTCGAGAACCCCGGATTTCTCCAGAATTCTCAACCCAATTAATTAAATACCGTTTAACAAGTCATCTAATGAAGCTGCTTGAGCAGGCGCAGCAGTCACAGTCGCGGTTTGCACAGGCGCTGTGGTAGCTGCTGCTTCTGTTTGTACAGAAGCAGTAGTTGCTGTTGTGGTAGGAGTTGTTACGGCTGCTGTAGCTGCTTGAACGTCAGTAGTTGGCGTTGTCACAGGTGCTACAGTTGCTTGTAACGGTTGTGTTTGAGTTTTGTTGTCTGAAAACGTTACCCATTCGAGTTTCTTAACCAACTCATCGTAAGTCATGAAAGACTCAGGCAATAACAATCCACTCAACTTGTGAGTTTTAGTGTTAATCGCGTCTAAAGCCAATTCAGGTGTCGCGAAAGCCGCAGTAACTTCGTTGACAACTTCTGACGAATCATAGTTAATCTGACCATTCGAACCTTTCTTAGCAACTAGTCGGAACGAGTTACCCGCGATAGGGTTGAACAATTCTTTAGGTTGAGCGCCTAAAGCACGGTCTTGGTCACTAGGTGACAAAGCTTGCTCGATTTTTGTTTTCATAGCGCCAGAAAGTTCATAAAGGAAAACCTTACCTTCGTTTTCTGGGTTTGTAGGGTCTTTCAACACCAAAATGTTAGTAACATAACGAGTAGCACGTCCGAATGATTTAGAACCATATTCAACGATTTGACCGTTAGTATCCAACACGTTTTCTTTCTTACCTTCGTTCCAAAGGTCTTGCCACTTTTCCTGGAATGGACAAGGAGCACCAATGGTACTTGGAGAGAACTCATTAACGAAACGTTTCTTACTGTTCTTAATGATAGTTGTGTTGATTTTGTACATTGTTTGAATCATAGCTTTCTCAGAATCAAACAAGAAACGGATAAGAGCGGCGCCATTGCCATCTTTGTCCTTAGCGAGTGTGTAGAAACGCTCGTCTTTTGTATATTTTGAGCCACCTTTAGGGGCAGCAAATGGGTCAACACCCACTTCTTCTTTCATTGCGTCGAAATTAAATGCGCTAGCATCGATTGTCATATCATATTCTCCAAACCCGGTGTCTACCAGGTACCTAGTTTTAAGTCTCGCGGGACTATATCTTGTTATTATTATTATTATTATTTAATAACAATTTATTTATACTGACGGATAAACACTTTATTCCCACTATCATATATCTTTCGATAGTCGTTATTATACATATTTTCCGTCTCAGTCAATTCTACGTCGAAACTACTTAACTTATCATTTAACTTGTGCTTTTGATACTGTTCTCTACTACGTAACACGTTTTCGTTAATCTTAAAATAGAAGTAGTTAGGTTTAGTGTTCTTAATGAATTTAAACCCTAACTTATCATATAAATTACCAGTCGACCAACGCCTGTTAGCGTAGCTAATAATAGAGGTGGGGTTGTAACTCCTCTCGAAATGCGTTAACAGTTTGGAGGCTCCTCC